TATTATAATTAATAATATTACTACTCCAACAATTATCCATATAGTTGTATTGTTTTTTTTCTTTTTAGGTTTAGTTCCAGAACCATTACTGGTATCAGATCCATTTCTAGTTTTATCAACAGCACCTCTACCACTTATTAACATATTATTCAAAGTTTCATCTTTCAAGTTAGCCGCACATTTTGCAATATTACTTACATTGCCTTTAATTATTCCTTTATTATCAAAATTTACATATGCCAAACAACTTGCAATATTAGTAGATGGACATTGACTTCTATTTGGAATTAAATTCTCATCATTATTAGTACATTGACTATCCCAACAATATGTTGGTCCACTTGGATCGATATCACTAACAAATTGCGCATATTCTTTTAAGTCATCTGGCAATCCTTCTTTTGATTTTAACGCTTCTATTTTCTTTTTTTGTAAATTAGCAGGATTACCATTATTTTTATTTGGATCCCAAAAACAACTACATATTTTACCATAACTTTCTAATTTTTTATCCCAATCAGTTCCATCAAATATTGATTCATCATTGCAAACTTTTTTTAAGTTATCTTGTATTTTAGAAGTATCTGCATTAGATGATAACATATTTTTGAGAGTTAAATTATATAACTGACTATCATCAATTGCTTTATTATGAATGCTTTTCCCCAGATTTTCTCTATCATGTGGTTCTTTAAAATTATCTATACTCATTACAGCAACAATGTTTCCTGTTTTAGAACTTACCATTTGATTTTGAAGATCAACATTCGCATTTTTAAATGTAGTCGCACATATATCTTTATTCCAAAAAGATCTTCCACATACACCTCCCAGTAAAATAGCATTTGCACTACATTCTTCTGAATTATTACACCATTCAGGTGAGCAAGCGTAATTTTTTAATTTCTCTCTTTCTTGTTTAGGAGTACTACAACATTTAGAATAATTTTCTTCACCTGTAGAAAAATTTTTTTTATATGCAACAATATATTGCCATTCTGGTGTCCCTATCAGATTCCAGATTGATGCTAAAGCATTTAAAGGACATAATTCATGATCTCTCTTCTGATTAATAAATGTAAAATTAGAATGATTTTTATTCATATAATCTCTAAACTCATTAACTTCTTTTGCCTCTAAACATTTATTATATATAAATCCGTCTAAACCATTATCTTGTAATATTGAATTAATTTGATCTTTATTTGTTATTAATTTAAATTTATAATTTCTACAGTCACCAGTACATGTGTTTGAATAACCCTCCTTATATTTAAATATACACGAATCTTCCGGATTTACCATATTATATTATAATGTATATATTTTTTATTCATCTTTAATTCCTTTTAAGAATTCTTCAGTTTCATCTATTACAACTTCAATTTCAGGTTCTGGTTCTGTTACGGATTTACTAATATCTGCAGTCAAATTATATCCAAAAATTTCACCAATAAAAACTATTATATATTAATATAATATTAAAAATTCAAAAAATTTAAGAATATACTATAGGAGGACCTGTTGTGGTGGGTCTGATCAATACAAGACATATGCTCCTACTCCTATTATTATAATTAATAATATTACTACTCCAACAATTATCCATATAGTTGTATTGTTTTTTTTCTTTTTAGGTTTAGTTCTAGAACCATTACTGGTATCAGATCCAGGACCAGAACTACCATCATTCCCAAACTCTTCTCTATATTTTTCTATAAGTTTTTCTAATATTTCTTTTTGTTTTTCATTATCTATTGTTGCAACGCATCCTACTAAATTTGATATATCTCCTTTAATTATTCCTTTATTATCAAAATTCATATATGCCAAACAAGTTGCAATATTTGTGGATGGACAATCTTCTCTATTTGGAATTAAATTATCATCATTATTAATGCATTGACTATCCCAACAATATATTGGACCACTTGGATTGATATCACTCACAAATTGTGCATATTCTTTTAATTCATCTGGTAGTCCTTCCTTCGATTTTAACAATTCTATTTTATTTTTTTGTAAATTAGCAGGATTACCATTATTTTTATTTGGATCCCAAAAACAACTACATATTTTACTGTATAACTCTTTCTTTTTATCCCAATCAGTGCCATCAAAAATGTCATCATTATTACAAAAAGTTTTAAACTTATTGTTAAAATCGTTTTTTGTTGGATCCTGTGCTTTAACTAAATTTTTAATTAAATCAGATGATAGTATACTTATTAAATCATTTTGTTTCATTTCATTTTTTTGTATTTCAGGATCATTTAATAATTCTAAAAATAAATCAATAAATATTATTAAATTTGAATTTAATATCATTGATATATTTTCTTTTACATATTGTTCATTACATTCTGGTGTATTTAATACTGTTAATAATCCATCTATAGTTTGTTTATACATTCTATAATATGTATCATTCTCATTACTTTCATCAAATGTATTAATAAATTTATTTTTAATTACATTATAGTGGTGATCTGTATTTTCATTAAAATATGATAAACATGATTTAATTATTAATCCTGACTTACATTTTGAAACTAAATTATTATTTTCAACACACGTACATACATCACAAAATTGTTTTTGTTCTGGACTATTTTTTGTATATGTGCTACAACAATCTTTAATATATGCATCTGCTTGTGCTTTTTTATAAACGAGTCTTTCATCCCATTCTAAACATCTAGTTGCAAGACCATCTGTACCAGTTGAAGATTTCCAATATTCCCATCCATATAGTTCTAATGGTTTCATAATGTTTTTGAAATTTTGTATTTTTTTTTCATCAGAAAAACAGTTTGATACTATAACACTATATCCTATATTATTAGCATCCAATGCGTTCTTCACATTTGGCCAGTCTCCATCTAAATGTACAGCATTTGGTCCATCATCTCTACATACAGAATGTATACAGTTTTCATTAATATTCCACTTACGGGGAACCGTTTTTGGAACTAATTTAGTATCACTTCCCATTTATATTATATTATATTATAATGTATATTTTTTTTGTTCATCTTTAATTCCTTTTAAGAATTCTTCAGTTTCATCTATTACAACTTCAATTTCAGGTTCATTTTCAGGTTCATTTTCAGGTTCATTTTCAGGTTCATTTTCAGGTTCATTTTCAAGTTCATTTTCAGGTTCTGGTTTAGAGTCCCTTTCCGGTAATGTAACTAAATCACTAATAGGTTTTATTACTTTTTTAATCTCACCCATTGTTTTTTCTCTAAACATAGAAACTCTTGACATATTTTTTAATTCATCAATTTCACGCATACTTTCCTCTCGCGGATTCATTGATTTATTTGTTTTAACTGTCCATTTTTTAGTAGGTTTAATCATTTTTTGAGATGCTTTTGCCATTATATTTGCCATTTTTTCTTCTTCACTTAATTCATAAATATTACATCTATGCAATCCATTACATATATCTGGTTTACGAAGATCTGCATCTTTAAATATAGATTTAAATTGCTTAATTACAACATCATCTATTAATGGCGATTGTTCTATTAATCGATCATATTCTGCTCGACATATTTTTAAAAAATCTAATGCTGGTTTTCTTCTGTTTGGATCAATTGCTAATTCTATTTCAATATCACGACCAAATTTAGACCATGAAACTTCAGATAATCTATGAGATTCCATTAATTCTGCATACCTCAAAAAATTTTGTAATGTAGATAAAATACCTGCAAAAATATTGACCGAACCAACTGCTGCCATTGCTAATTTCTTTTTTTCTTGTGGAACAAATGTATCCATAGCAAAATTAGCAGTGCCTGTTAATGTTGATAATATAATAACTGGTATTGTAAATGAATAGTTCTTGATACGATATGATTTTTCAGAACGACTGTGTAACCATCGAAAACAACTTGCTTTTTCTGCCCACTCCGCCAATAATTGCTCTAATTCTGGAGTCCATCTTTGATTTGCTTCTGGTTTAACCTCCTTCTTCTTATCCATTATACAATTTACAAATAAAAAATTTAATAATTTTGATTAATATCTAATCTGTTATCGTCAAAATCAATAAACATACTTCCTCGATATAAATCATTATATCCTAATATAACAGGTTTTCCATTACCAACTAATCGTGGTGGCAATAACTTAGCATTTTTCATTACTAATAATCCTTTACTACCACGAACCCCCTTCAATTTACATTCACCTGGATATTTAAATTGTGAATATAGTGTTCCAGTATCTACTAACATTTTATATTCACCTCCACGATCATCTTGAACCCATACATCCATTCTCATTATATCATCTGGTGTATCTATTTTACCTCTAAATTGAGTTGAATCTGGTGATTTGGATAATCCACAAGTCATTCTTTCATTCTTAAAATCTATGAAAATTGTTCGGTTAGAACAACCTTCTAAAAGTTTATCAACTATTGAATATGGTTTTAATGGATGGTTGTCTCCTATATGTGATAATCCAAATACACCATTCACTATTTCACGCTCTTTCAACATATTGCCTTGGTCATTTAATGCCATCAACCCTACTGGAACATTTCTTATCTGTTTTTTATCAATTCTAACATCTTGGTAAATATTAATTGGTGGAGTTCCACCTTGCAAATAAGCATATCCACTCTCACGTAAATCATCGTGTTTTATATTGTGTGATTGTACTACATCTAATACACTTTTTCTATCCATCATTATCAAATCTGTTAATAAATGTGATCCTGTATCTAATTGATAAAATCCACTGTATTTTTGCGGTTTTCTTGACCATTTGAATTCATTGTTTATTACATCACCCGTCCAATTTGGTGTTGTTATGTCTCGTATAGATATTTGTGTTCCCCACGGATAAACATGTAAATCATATGTATTTTCATTAGATGGTTTAGTTCTCGGATAAATGAAATATAATATTGTAATTATCGTCATAATTACAACTAAAATATAGAATAATTTCATTATATTAAAAATAAATATTATAATATTCTGTTTTAAAAAATAATAATATATAATATAGAATCATGAATGATGTATCTAAAATTGTAACAATATATATTCTTATTTTATGTATATTTCATATACTACAATCAAATATATCAAGATTTTTTGCAACATTCTTATTATATATTTTCAGTATATATTTGTTTCATATTAATTTTAAATTAGCATGTGTATATATATTACTTGGAATAGGTGCTTCATTGACAGAGCACATATTTATTAAATATATTAATTCATCCTGGAAATATCAAAATCCCAATTTATTCACAATACCTATATGGTTGATTTTATTATGGAGTTTAGCAATATTATTAATTACAGAAACTATTAAATTAGTTAAATAATTTATTTATTTTTATAAACACAATTTGGAACTCTTTTGCCATTTTTATATTTCATACCAACCATTTTATAATTTTTCCAACATGGATTTTTCCCACCCTTTTTCTTTTTCTTTTTTGTTCGTTTTTTACTCTTTTTCTTCTTTTTTCTTTTTCCACCTTTTTTAACTGTATATCTAGTTCTTTTAGATAATACTTGTGGATTTCCTAAACTTTTCCATGTTTTATATGTTGTTTTTGTTAGTTTAGATTTTTTTTCTAAAATTCTACGATTTTTTTTTGCTGTTTTATATTTTTTCATATCTTTTTTTTTTTTGGTTTGTAATGTAGTTATTGTATTTAATAAATTATGTGTCATTCTATCCATTAGTATATCGATATCTTCCGTGTTCATTTCATTAAATGATTGTCCACTATATTCTTCAATCTGTTCTTTAATATCTCCAAGATCTTCTTTCATCAAATCATCCAGTTTATTATAATCAGTCGGATCTGTAATGCTATCTATAATACCTTGTATATCTTCTTGTGACATAAATATTAAGTATGTTAATGATATATCTATATCATATTTTTGTAATATTGGTTTTATTTCACCAAAATACAAATCACGCAATTCTTTATAACTAATTTTCAAAGAATCCAAATCACGTTTAACATCATCAATTGCAGATTGTTTATTTCTAATTTGTTTTTTTAAATCTTTATATTGATATTGATTCAAATGACGATCATCTGTTATATTTTTAGTTTTAATATCTGTCATTTCTGTTTCGATTCCTCGTGGTATAATATTACTAAAAATTTGTGCCCATTGTGAAAAATTAATTATAAATTGTGCAGGATCATAATTTGCTAAACAATTAAACATATAACAATTTACAACTGGATTTGATTCTTTTGTATTTATAAATTGTACTATATAATTCAGTAATGATATAATTTCATTATTATTATGTAGATATAATGGGTCTACTTCTGGTTTATATAAACGATGTGTTCTAAATAATTCCATTCCAAATCCTAGTGTTAATCGTTCCATTCCCATATCACTATCATCATCTGGTAAATATGAATAATATATATTAGGAATTGGAAAATATATTGTATCGTTTTCCATTACTAAATGTGAATTATTATCATCATCAAATAATTCAACACGAACAATTTTCTGACCTGTAGTTTGTATTCTTAAATAAAGTTTATAATCAGATACATTAAAAGATTGACCCATCTCTGTAATTATTTTACTTGTATAATCCACATGACATATTTCTGCAGTTCTATAAATATTTATTGTAAAATTTTGTTCTGGTTGAATACTTGGAATATTTGAAAAACTAAATGCTTGTGTATTATCTAATAATCCATGTGAACTATGCCATATATTTATATCATTTGGTATATCTAGACGAGTTTCCATATATTATTTAAAAATATATTAATATAATCTAATAAATGGATCCAAAAGAAATAAATAATACGAGTTTTTGTAATAAAACTGTTGATAATATTGTAAGCAATGATTTGAAAAAGTATATTATAGATGATATGCGAAATAGAACAAAAATATCACCTACATCAAGATATGCAAAAATATTTAATCACAATTATAGTAAAAATTTAAATAATCCTCATATTTTTTGTTTAAAAACATTTGGATCACCTTATCTTTTATTTTTAACAAGAATTAATGGTATTGACTATTCACTTTTAATTGATAAAAAAGTGAATAAAGGACACGAATATCCTAAAATGTTTGTGGTTCAATATAGATTTGAAAAAGAATTATATAATGGATCTTTATTTGAATGTGAATTATTGCGAGATGATGATAACTGTTGGAAACTATTGTTTGCTGATATATATTATTATTGTGGTCAAATTATGAATGATACTGTTATAACTGATAGGATCAATACAATTCATACCATATTAACTGAACGATATATTGATGATACTTTTTGTAATATATGTGAAATGGAAGTGAAACGTTATTTTGATATTGTTGATTACGAAGAATGTATCAGTGAATTTATTTATAAATTAAATTATAAAATACGAGGTATTTATTTTGTTCCAATTAATATCAAATATTCAAAAATATTATATATGTTTCGAGATGATGAATTACGAGTTAATTTTAAAAAAACTGAATCTCGTTTAAATTTTAAGATAACAAGAACAGCAAAACCTGAAATATATGAATTATTTTTGAATGATCATGATACACTGCAAAAAATATGTATTGCACATATTAAAAATATTGAAATGAGTCGTTATATAAATGATTTATTCAGTTCAGAAAGTGATATTACAGTTGAATGTAGTTATAATAAATTTTTCGAAAAATGGGAACCACTTAAAAAAACAGATAAACGTATTCATCATGTGAATGATTTGAGGATAATCGAGGAATAAAAAATATTTGTTATAGTTAAATGATGAAATTTGTGAAACAAAGTTATTATGATCGTGTCAATAAAATTATAGATGGTTTAAAGTTAAAATATCCAACTGATAATCAAATTATCAAAAATAGGTTTTTATATGAAGTATTATTGTATGAACAAAAAAGAGATAAAACTAAAAAATATTACAATGGGTTTAGATTTACAGTAACAATTGGATCTATTTTGTTACCTGCTATATTATCAATCGGACAAATGGACCCAGATAAACTTCCTGAAAATTTCGATGATTTTATGTATTGGGCATCATGGATTATATCATTATCAGTTACTGCAAGTAATGGTTTTGTTCAGTTATTTTCACTAGATAAAAATTATTATACTTATTCTATGGTAACAGAACAATTAAAAACAGAAGGTTGGCAGTATTTTCAATTATCTGGTAAATATCGTGATAGTGATGATCATATAGAATCATTTAAACCATTTTGTTATTCAATTGAAAATATAAAGAAAAAACAAATTGAAATTGAATTTAGTGGAGGAAAAGCAGGAGATAAGAAAAAGTTTGATTTTAAAAAGGAATTAAGTAAAGAAGTGCCAGAACAATATCAGTCTCAAGAGCAAAGAAATTTAAGACCAAAAAGTGATACTCCAAGATCAGATGAATCAGGGTTAAACTTTTCTAATTTTAATCCAACGGGTATTGCATCAACTATAGTTAAAGAAGCAGCTGCTACAGGTATTAAAACTGTTATACAAGAATTACAACCTGAACCTGAACCTGTTACTTTACCAAAAAGAGACCCCAATGATGAATTGTGAAATTTGATTTAAACATAAAATTATATTATTAAATAAAAATGTTTCGTGATTTCATCAGTTTTTGGAATATACGTCGTAAATATATTGGATATATATTTACTATATATTTAATTTATACTTCTCATAGAATATTGTGTGGCATACAAATATAAAAACAATATTTGTAATAATAATGTTTCCTTTTGGAAAATACAAAGGTCAACAAATTAGTGAAGTTTTTAAAAGAGATAAAAAATATGTAGATTGGTTAGTTACAACAGAATGGTTTACAACTAGATTTATAGATTTATGTAAATTATCAAATGATTTAATATTAAATCATAAAAGAAATATTATTTATACAGATTATATAACCGTTTATACTGATGGTGCTTGTAGTCGTAATGGAATGGAAGGTGCTCAATGTGGAATAGGTATTTATTTTTCAGAAAGAAATCCGGTCCATATAGATGATGTGTCTGAAAGATTAAAAGTAGATAAACCAACTAATAATATTGCAGAATTAACTGCAATCAAACGATCATTAGATATTTTAATAGAAAAAAAATTGACAGATTATACAATAAAAATATATACAGATTCACAATATAGTATTGATTGTGTAGAAAAATGGTATGATATGTGGATTGAAAAAAATAATTTTAATAAAAGAAATGTTGAATTAATACGTGATATATATGATAAACAAAAAACAATTGGATTTGAATTTGTATATATTAAAGCACATACAAATAGATATGATGAACATAGTATTGGTAATTCTAAAGCAGATCAACTTGCTACAAATTCTTTAAAAAAAATATAAGTAATATATATATATGGAGTATATATTTATTGTATTGTTGTTTTTCATATTTGTATTATTTTGGATTAGTGGTTTTGGAAATATTATTGAAAAGTTTAGTATTGGATTTCAAGGAAATGATATTAATATTGGAGGGGGAATAACATTTCCTAATATGTGTTCGATAAATCCACCTATATCACCATCAGGTACTGTATGCTTTGCATTATTCAATAATACATCAAATACGTCTATTACGATTAATGCGAGTAATGGTGCCCCCCATAATAAGATTCAGATTCCTGTAAACAAATATGCATGGGTAGATTTAGATGATAAAATTTTTCCTATAACTATACCAGAGTTTAGTAAAACTCTTGACAAGTTTAGTAAAATTCCCAAGATGACAAGTGAAATGCTTGTATTAATTTCAAAATTAAATGAATATCCAAGAATAGATGCATATTCAACTGAAGATCAGACAAATAATAAGGGGTATTTTCAAATTAAAAATATGAATGATGAATTGTGGATTTATTATAATAAACTAGGTAAAGAACCTGTAGTAATTAAACCTAATGATACATCTTCACCTATAGAAATAAAAAATATTAGTATCTCAGCTTCAGGAAGTACAAAAAAAATGAATTTAGAGGATTTAAGTACTGGAAATGGATTTATAGTTATTACTAGTAAGTTAAACAAGCCAGGCACGGAGCAATGGGACTTACAATCAACAGTAATAGATTTTTATCAAAGAAACTGTAAAAAATCTACGCCATCACCACCATCACCACCATCACCACCAATACAATGTAATTTTACTCGAGGAGACAGTGTTTGGATAAATTATAACTGTAGTCATATTACAGATATAGAGAGTAAGAGTACTATATGTGATTATAAAAAAAATTCAGAAGTTAAACATTATGGAAAATATAATGATGGATACTACGAATGTATATCAAATAATGATAAATGTGAGAAAGGTGAAAAATGTAAGAATAAACCATCATCATCACTAACACCACCATCACCACCATCACCACCAATACAATGTAATTTTACTCGAGGAGACAGTGTTTGGATAAATTATAACTGTAGTCATATTACAGATATAGAGAGTAAGAGTACTATATGTGATTATAAAAAAAATTCAGAAGTTAAACATTATGGAAAATATAATGATGGATACTACGAATGTATATCAAATAATGATAAATGTGAGAAAGGTGAAAAATGTAAGAATAAACCATCATCATCACTAACACCACCATCACCAACACCATTATTTAATACAAGTTATACATGTAGTGAAGGTATATGTACAAAATCTCCTTCAGGTAAATATAAAAATATATTAGAATGTTATACTAATTCAAGTTATTGTCAAAAAACATATGAAAGCAATTGTAAAAAAGGTAAGTTTAATCCGTGTGACTGTTCAAAATTAAGAGAAATAAAAAACGCTGATGGTCAACATATTCAATGTTTGCCTGGAGCTGATGTTGCGATACATAATATTATACTAGAAAATAAACAAGGTGGGTGTCAATACACAAATTGTAATGAAGATCCATCAGAATGGTGTGATGCAGCAACTTGTTATAAAGGGGGTCCAAAGGCAATTATATTTACAAATTTAACAAATAAGACTCTATATTTTATTCTAACATATAATAATAAAACATGGCCTAACGAACAAAAATTATGGGATATAAAAAATTCATTAAATATTAATTATAATCCAAGCAGTGAAGATAATAATAAAAATATGAATCATCCTATATATTTTAAATATGAACATAAATCTGTATGGGTATTTAAAGTATTATCAAAAGATGTAATAATATTTACACCAAAAGATAAAACTAAAATTAATAATTTAACATCTGGTATGTTTATAGTAATAACAGCAGAACACAAGGTTCAAATAGATAGTATAATAAATAATGAAAGTTTAGATGGTTTAACAGAATTAGAGTTTACAGTTGCTCAGGGGGGTTCATTTGTTCCAGATATAAGTAATTTAGCAGGATTTAATTTATCTTCGGATATGGTTATTTATCAAAAAGGTACAAAAAAAACATATGATGCTAAAATAAATTTTGATTTACCTGTATTACGAAATTCAAAATATAAACAAAATTGTCCAATTCCAACATATAAAATGACAAAATGGAGTGCTAGTTTAATGGGAAAATATGCAAATTCGTCTCTTTGTGGATGGACTACTGAAGGAGATAATTATCATCCCATAACAAATAAACAATCAGATCTATATGAGAATTGTATTAAATGTCAAACAGGTCCAGATTCATGTGCTAATATAGCAGATAAGATAAATAGTCCATGCACATATAATGAAATATATAAAAGATATCAATGTTATAAATGGTGGTCTAATCCTAAAAATACGTATGCACAAGAGTGGTTTGATTTATTAAGTAATCAATTGAAATTATCAACATATCGCTGGGTTTACGATGAGACTAAATTAAATGTAAATGGTAGTTTTTCTACATGGGAAACATCTAAACTCCCTTTTACAAATGTTAGTTTAACAAAAAATACTGCAGAATTAAATAGTCTTAAATCCAATTCTAATTACCGAGACAAATGGTATAATAATGATTCAAATACCGCGTCTGATTTTTATGATTGTTATTTAAATGGAAAACTAGGTGAACAAAAATGTATAGGTAAAGTAATACCAAATCCTAATCAACCAGGTATTTCAACAAATTTAACAGGTGATTTAGTATTAGTATTTAATATATATGACATTTTCGGATTATCGGAAGAGGATAAATGTTCAAGACCATCACCCGGTCCTGGACCACCATCACCGCCATCACCACCTGGACCACCATCACCGCCATCACCACCTGGACCACCATCACCGCCATCACCACCTGGACCACCATCACCGCCATCACCACCTGGACCACCATCACCGCCATCACCACCATCACCAGAATCACCGGATGAATTTTATGCTGGCGATGGTGAAGCATCCAATACCTACTATAGTGAAGGAGATTCGCCAAATCTCGGAGCGTGTGGTGGATGTGGTTGGCCATCCAATCCAAACTCCCCCGGAGATCAAAAAGCTTCCTTCGAGGCCCTATATGATCATATTCAAAAAACAGTCGGAGAGGATTGGACTTTGGCTGCTACGTCAGAGGCCATGATGGGACCTTATTGTCCGGGATCCAATGCACTCGGTATGGGCTGTACGGGTCGTATTAACGCAAGTGGGAATACTGCAAATGCTCCGTGTGGCTCCTGTTGGAACTTAACACAAAAATCAAATTCTATAAACGTATATGTCGCCGACGCATGTCCATGTGGAAACGCAAGTGTTTGCCCGACTACACAAGATTCCGGTGGTCACGCAGATAATTCCCCCCATTGTCGGGCGGAGCCTGGTGTGATAAATAGTAAGAAACGTTATAATCATTTTGACATCTGGAATGGTGATGAATTAGGTTTTGAGGAAGATGGTTATGTAAGTTTTTCCAATATACAGTGCCCAGAAAATTTGAAAAAAATTATGAAAAAAGCTTGTTGTGATATATATTGGAAGAAACAAGGGTGTCCGTCTATTTGTGGGGATGATTATAAGTGTCCCCCTAGTTAGGCTACTTTTATGCATCCTACTCAATTGTT